AATGTCAAACTTCTTTGCTAAATCTTTTAGTGTTGGAATAATAAACAACTTGCCCATGCTCATTGGTATATTCTTTCCTTTGTATTGCTCAACAATAAAATCAAGTGCTTCTGCTTTACTTGAAATTTGTTCAACCTGTAATTCAAGTTCTGAAGGTTCGTTGCGTTTTTCTTCCTGAATCGCAAGTTGACGTTGTTCTTCTCGTAATTCTTTTTCGGTCTTTTTGTGTTTCAGTTTTCCAAACTCACCATTAACCAACCTTGCAAGGTTATTGTCTTTTAATAACCAATTTGCACACGGCTTAAAATTAACGTCAGTGTCAAACTTCAGGTTTTTAAGAGTGTATAAAATATCTCTTAACTTACCTTTTAAATCAGGAATTTTTTCACTATATTTTTTCAGACTTTCAATTTCGTCAGACTGTAATATTGGTTCTTCACCAAAGAATTCAACATACGATTTATTAAATGCAGACAGTAACCAACGGACATTTGCGGCTTGTGTTCGTGCTTCATTCTTCTGTTCTACGTAATTTAGGTTTCGTAAAATTCGGTCTGAAATATACACACTGCCGTTTTCACGTTCTTCAATTCTGAATAATTGAAAATCATTCATGACACGTTTGATTTTTTCTACATCTACATGAATCTTGTATGCAAGCAGTTCTTCTTCACCGACAACAAAAGTGTTTTGGTGCATAAACTCAACCACCAACCAATAAATACCGTAACCTTCTGCACCTAACGTGATAAACAATTTTAAAAGATTCTTGTCTTCAAGTGGTGCATAGTCATGTGAAAAGAACGGTTTAATAATTTTATCTTCTCTTATTGCCATTTTTACCTTCTATAAAGTAACTTTTAAACCTTGTCTTTTGAGTTGGTTTACTCTTTTTGCACAAAGTTTGCTTACAACTTTTCTGTCTGCAACTCTATAAAGCAGTTCTTTAAACGCACGTCTTTCTGCACGTTCCATGCGTTGCTTGTCATACATAAATTCAGGCAGGTCAACTTCAGATAATTTAATGGGTTTTTGTGCATCAAAGTAATATTGAAACACCTGCTGAAATAAAAAGTTTAATTCTTTTCGTGTCTTGAATTCTTCTTTTTGTTTTAAATTCCTGATAAATTTCACAATGAAATTTTCTTTGTTTTCGGTTCTGACTGCTCTCTTGTTAATTGTTCTCATTTTTCTAAACTCCTATTTTTCTTCTTCTATACGTTGTTTGCGTTCCTTTATTGACTTAACAATAAATTCACTACGTGATTCATTGCAGGCATAAGCAATGTCGTCTATTTCACTCAACAAATCTAATGGAATAGAAACACTTACTGACACCTTGTTTTTCGGTAATTTTGTTTGCATTTGTTTCCTCACTTTCTTTTCTTAAATTTTTCGTAACAAAATCACACGAATATAACGGTCAATTTTTGCCGTTTTCGTGTCTTTATGGTATTAGTTAGTTAATAGACAAATAATTTAACTAACAAATTGAATAGTACACCAATCACTGAACATGTGTCAAGTATTTGGTGAACTTTTTACAAAACTTCATACAAAAGGAGTAGAAAAATGTTTACAATAGGTCAGAGAATTAAACGTGTTAGGCAGGAATTAAAACTATCACAAGAACAGTTTGGTGAAATTTTTAACGCAGGGAAGTCTTATATCAGTGCAGTTGAAAATGATAAAAGTAAATTAAGCGTTGAAAATTTAGTTAAGTTATTAGTGAACTATAATGTGAACATAAATTATGTTCTTGCTGAAAAAGGTGACATTTTTATTGCACCAGAATTTGAGGACGTGAAATTAGAAGTCCTTGATGAAATTGATAGAATTTTAATTAAATACGGTATTAAGAAACAATGATTTTTATAAACTTTTCAAAAAGTTTCATTGCATTCTTTTTACCATATGTTTTTTGTAGTGCATACAGAATTTGTGCAAGTTCTGATTTTGTCATGGACGTACTCCTTTCTGTATATAAAAAGTCTTAATGACGAAAGGAAAATTAAAAATGAAAAAATTTTTAGCACCTGTTATTATTTTTGCTTTTATTCTGTTTATTTGGTATTTACTGAATCTTTCTGAAATATCAGAAATGAACGAAGTGCATAAAATATCACATCAAAAAAGTGTTGGTTTTGAACTATCAGAATTACAAAATAATAAACTTGAAAACTACATAAAAGATATGTATGAAATTAAATTACGTGGGTGTTCAATAGGTGCAAGGATAATTTCCTTAAAATGTGGTTTTACTGATAGTGTCAGCAAATATGCTTTAGGTAAGTATGATGATTATGTGAATTCTGAAGTATTTAAAGAAACACATAAACAGTTTGAATTTAAACCGTATTATATAAAAAAATAAATTTGCATATGCATTTGCATATGCAAAACTGATGCAAAAGTTATGCAAAATGATTTTTGCATATGCATTTGCATATGCAAAATTATGCAATGCAATGCAAATAAAATAAAATAAAATAAAACTAAATAAAATAAAATAATAAAATTTATATAAATATAAATTTTATCTTTAAACAAAAGATAAAATTTTATAATTTTTCTTTTTATAACACAGTCTGCACAAGGGTTTTCAACATTAAACATTTAGAACAGATAAAATATATTTGTCAAGCAATAAATAATATTTGTAAAAAAATATTAAGCAACTGAAAATAAATAATAATAAGGAATTTAATATTATATAAAAAGTTGTTTAATTATTAAACAAGACAATTAAGAAAAATTTCTTTAAAGTTGAAATTGTAATTTGAACAAACAACTGAAGTAGCACAATACAAGGTGCTTGCCTTGTCGTGGGAACGGTGAAAAAGTGTTGATGTTCGTTAAATTACAGGAGTTATAGTGAGAGCAGAAGGATGTTTTTAGTACACGGAACAAGTAAAATTCAGCATAAAGTAATTTGGTTTCTTGCAGATATAAACGGTTTTACCGAACGTAAACTTTATATCTTTGAAGTTTATGGTAAAAAAACAAAGGTTATTACGGTTCTGCAAGAAAAAAATAATATAACAAATGAAGTTTATTCACAGAAAAATTCAGGTAAAAACGCACTTGAAATTATTGAACGTGAAAGAATCAGAAAACTTTATACTTCTGATGATATAAGAATTCAAAAAGGAAAACCTTACGGTTGGACTTATGGCGAAAACAAAGAAATACACAATAGAAAAGGTGAAGTTATTGCCATAAAACAAAACAGATGTGATTATTTCGGACAAAAAGAAACGATTAACACTGTTGATGTAGCAGGTTAATCACTGCTGATTTCTTTATTGTTCTCATTTAAGAGGGTATTCTTACCCTCTTAAACTCCTAAAGGAAGGTATTACTAATGGCTGAATTACCAAAACTTACAGACAAACAACAACAATTTGTTTTACGTTATGCCATAAATGGCAATAACGGTGCTGAAGCATACCGTTTTGCATATGACTGTGAAGGAAGTAATGAAGCAACTGTTAATTCTGAAGTCAATAAATTACTGAAAAACCCCAAGATAACCCTATGGTTAAATCAGGCAGAAGCAAATGTACAACAGGTTTTTAAGGACGAAATAAAATATTCTGCTAAAGACTGTTTTGATGAACTTGCAGAAGTTCAACACAGAGCAAAAAAGAACGGTGGAAATTATCAGCATGAATTAAAAGCCATTGAATTAAAAGGTAAACTCGGTGGTTTATTCGTTGACAAACATCAAGTCACAGGTGGTGGACTTGCAGACGTTCTTGACCAATTGAAATAACAGGTGATTATGGAAAACGAAATTGACATTAACAAACTTCAGAAACTTAAAGACCATTTACCGTATTTTGCAAGCAACTTCTTAAAAATTAAAACTAAAAATCAGGGTGTTATCAATTTTAATTTTTCAAATATTCAACTTGATGCACACAGAAGAATTGAAGAACGCAAAAGACAAGGTAAACCGTGTAAGATAATCTTTTTAAAATCTCGTCAGGTTGGTATGTCAACAATGACTGAAGCAAGATTTTTTTCAAAGATTTTATTCAACCGTGCAAAGAACGCATTTGTTCTTGCAGATAAATCTGATTCGGCACGTAACATTTTTTCAATGACTAAAAGGTATTATGACAATTTACCTGATGCACTGAAAATACCATTACTGAAAGATAGTACAGAAGAACTTGCACTTGCAACTGATTCAAGTTTTCGTGTTGGTACGGCAGGGAGTAAATCAGTTGGTCGTTCAATGACAATTAACTACTTTCACGGTTCTGAAGTTGCTTTTTGGTCTAACGCAAACGAAATTGTATCAGGTATGTTACAAACAATTCCTGATAATCTTGATTCAGAACTGATTCTTGAATCAACTGCAAACGGTACTTCAGGTGACGGTGCATACTTCTATAATATGGTTCAGTCAGGACTTGATGAAAAATCTGACTTTATGACACTGTTTTATGCGTGGTATCAGCAACACGAATACAGAAGAAAAATCATTGAACCGATTAAATGGACTGATGAAGAACTTGAACTGAAAGCATTACATAATCTTGATGATGAACAACTTGCATGGCGAAGGGCAAAACTACTTTCAGACTTCAAAGGTCGTGAATATCTGTTTAAACAAGAATATCCTTCATCAATTCAAGAAGCATTTGTTACTACTTCAAACGCACTTATACCTTTGAACTATATTGAAATGTCAAGAAAAAACAGAGGTATTTCAGGTGAAGGTTTACCTGTTGTTATCGGCATTGACCCTGCAAGAAGTTCTGACAGAACAATTATTACCATAAGACAAGGCAGAGTTGTTCAGAAGTTTTACAGGTTTGAAAAAATGGATAACGTAAGACTTGCAGGTATAGTGATGCGTTTAATTCAGTCAATAAAACCTGCAAGAGTATTTATTGACTACGGTCATGGCACAGGTGTTTATGACATTTTAGTTTCACAAGGTATGAGTTCAATAGTTGAACTTGTGCAATTCGGTTCTTCAGCATATGACAACAAAAAGTATGCAAACAGACGTGCAGAAATGTTTGATAATTTGCGTACATGGTATATGCAAGAAGGTGGTGTTTACATTAAAGACCAAGAATTTATTGAAGAATTTGTTAGAGATATTTCAATAATTCCTGATTTAAAAGTTTCTGATTCAACAGGCAGGTATTCTTTAGAGAAAAAAGAAAATATTGTTAAAGGCACAGAAATCAGTTCAACTGACTTTGCAGATTCTCTTGCACTGACCTTTGCAAGTCCTGTTGCATATGCACCGAGAGAGTTCGGTTACAATGCAAATCAGATACAAACAGTAAATAAAAATTGGCAACAAAGACTTTAGAAAGGAGTAAAATTATGTTTCCATTATTGGCTTTAGCGGCACTTGCAGGTTTTGCAGGTTATCAATACTCAAAGGCAAAGCACAGTGGTTCTAACAATGTTGTTACAACACCTGCCAAAACTACAACAAGCGATAATACAGATTCTTCAACTGCAAAGAATGTAAATACATACAACTATTACACAAATGAATCTGAAACAGGCAATACACTTTTTGGTTCTCAAAAGAAAACAAAAAGAACCTTGTTCGGTGGTGAATCTGTTTAATGAAAGCAATTGTTTTAACTCATGCACCTGTTGAACAGAAAGATATTCAACCGTTAATTGATACTAAAATTCATAAGTACGCAATAAACGGACACGCAGAATACCTTAAACCTACATACAGAATATGTTCTGATTATGGTGTTATCGGTTATTTGTTGGAATGTTTTACACAGGAAATAATTACAACACGTGAATATGCTCAAAACAAAAGACTTATTTATGCAGGTGATATTTCTTTTAAAGGTTCTACAATGACGGCTTGTATTGAATATCTTGTTTCAAGAGGTTACAAAAAAATCTTGATTATCGGAAATAACACAGTGCATGAGAAATTCTTTCAAGACAGAATCAATTCAGAAATTCAAAGAATACTTCAGGAAAATTCAGACGTTGAAATTTTTCAGTATTCAAAAGGTAATTTTAAATTACCAACAATGACAGTACAACAATTTATAAAGGAAGGGGAACAATAAAATGGGATTATTTTCAAGACCAAGCACACAAACAGTTGTAAGAGAATCAACTGCACCTGCAACTGAAGAAAAGAAAGAAACTGCAAAAGCAAAATCAAGATTACTTGAAACTTCAGGTGGTAACAAAGGTGCAGAACTTAATGCACAACAAGGTCAGTCTATACGTAGGATATTTGGTTAATGTATAGCGAATTGTTAGATAAAAATACCTATAACGCAATTTATATTGTTGAAGCCGTACTTGACAACCTTTGTGAAGACACAAAAACAGAACTGAAGAAGATTTACAAATCTTCTGAAGATTCCAACTATTTAGAGCAAACATTTCAAGCAATTAAAGATTCAGAAATATTCGTTGTCAAATTACAAAAAACTAACGAACCTGTTGGTTTGTACGGTCTTATTCCACAGGATAATGAATCAGCAGGTATATTTCTTTTGACAACAGATAATCTGCACAAAGGAAACATTATCACCTTCTTGAAAGGTGCTAAAAAACAGGTTGAAGAATGGTCTAAAACATATAAGTTGATTATGGATAATTGCTACAAGCAAAACAAAACAATTCAAAAATGGCTAACACTTTTAGGTTTTCAACCTTCTGAATATCAAGACGAAGATTTTCAGATTTATTTCAAAGGTGACATAAACCTGTATAAGTAAAAAGGAAATTAACAATGAACACTATTGACATAACAGAACAAGAAGAAAAACTTGTTATTGAAAGATTCAGAGAATTGAAAACTGAACGTAACAGATATATTGACCGTTGGAAAGACGTACAAGATTATGTTGCTATCACAAATGAAATTAACACTGAATTTGAAGATAACAAACAACCTAACGAACAAAAAGATATATTCATAAATGACCCGACTGCATTTATTTCTGTAAATCAAGCAGGTGATTATCTTGCAGGTATCTTATGGAATATGAACGCAGTTACACTTGAACCTTCTAAATATATCAAAGACAAAGCACAAGGTGCTGACTTGTCTGACTTTTATAAAAAAGCAACTGATATATTTCTTGAACAAATGAACGCAACTGATGCAGGTTTTCAAAGCATTTTGAAATCTTATTGTTACGAACAATTCAGTTATGGAACTTCAGGAATAGGAACGTTCAAATCAAAAGAGTTTGAAAACGGTCAGTCTGAATGTTGTCTATCTTTTAAACCGTTTGGTGTTTGGAATTCTTGTATTGATGAAGGTTCTAACAATAAGGTTGATGTTATTTATACAGTTTATCATTGGCGATTAAATCAAATTATTGAAGAATTCTGTTATAAAGACGGTTCACCTTC